CAGTGCTGGAGAGGGGACGTGACATATGCTGTGTGCTCCAACTTCATCAACAAATCTTGAAGCTGCCGCTACAGCCTGTTTTGTATCGCAAAGAACAATGCCCCGCTTTGGAAAACGTAGCTCCTGCAAGCGTTCGGCCAACTGAGTTGCTCCAGAACGGCCATCAATAACAACGCATGCAATGCGACTCTCACGTTCCTTGATCCATTGAGCGAGGTTTTGACCAGCACCATAAGCGTCTGCGATATCCACGAGCTCAACATAAGCTGTTGGGTTATTTTGCTGAGTGAGAGCTGCTGAAATTGCTACTTTCTTTCCATCAAGTGAATATTTGATTCCAAAAGCGAGAAGACCATCGTCATAAGGCTCTTCTGTTATGCACTCATTCCAGTCATTTGCATTGACGATATACTCAACTGAAGTATCGAGCGTTGACCACCAACCAAGACGCTCACGAGCAAATCCATCTTTTGTCATCTGATGCCATTCATTGAGCACTGCTCTTTCTGTGATACGAGAGCCGAGAGCCGGATTAGTCTCATAAGCAAGGTCGAGTGCTTCTTCATCGCTGGTACCCTCTCTCGGAACCGATTTTGCGGCCCATTCAAGCCACCAAGCCTCGCCAGGACTATCGGAATGAGCCGTATCGTGCATTCGTTTGAATACCGTTCCTCTACAGGTTGGGTCAGGAGGAGTTCCGATATATATGACTTGCGGAGAGCCGTCTTTAGATGCAGAAACAGTTGGCAAAATGGCATTTAACTGAGCGTCTGTAAGCTCCTGTGCCTCATCAATAATAATGAGTGAGCGTGTGCCTCCGCGTGCCTTTGATGTCGTGCGAGTAGAAAACTTAAGCCTTCCAATTGCGCGTTTACCGCTTTTATAATGTCCACAATCAAAGAGCAAGTACTGTTTGCCTGGCTGTCTATACGCCTTAAGAAGAAGTTCAGCTAAGTCTAGATATGTCTCATCGTCCGTAAAAAGGTTCACGATCATATCAAAGAACTCATCAACGGTATCTGCATTGTGAGCTGAATAGACAACGTCCATTCCACAAATGGCCGCACACCAAATACCGTAGAGTCGTGCTGCAAACGATTTACCATTTTGACGTGGCTTTGCTGCGCCAATAGTTTCAGCTGCTGGCATACCTTTAGCGTCTTTAGCCATATAAAGTTCAAGCTCGTATTTTTGCGCATCATCAAGCTTAAACCCGTAATGCGAAAACATATTTATGCAAGCTTTTGCATCAGAATGATGGTATTTTCCAATGCGCTCAAAGGTCGGTTTTTGATTTCCAACACGTTTTTTACGTCTTGGCATTAAGAGACCTCTTTGAGATATGTCTTTCTAGCTCGTTTAGCGGGGCTCGGCTTTTTAGCTGAAAGCAACTTCTCTTTTTCCATTGCGTCGACTTCGTCAACTACCTGGACGAATGTCTTTACAATGGCTGCAAAGTCGCGGCCAGATTCACAATCATCTAGCTTCTTTGCCATAGTTATCTGCAGTGCTTTATAGATGTCATACCGACCGCCCTCTCTGCAAATAGTAACTAGTTTCTTGGCCATCAAGACCTCCTTTCAGGCTCACTCCACTGTGGAAAATTTGAGGGTTCGCTATATTCTGACTATGCCAAGGGGCGTCTTTTTGGGGCCATGGGAGGGCATACCCCCTACCACAGACGCGTTCTTACAATAGGTAGTGCATTACCCTTAAGCTCGTCCATCATGCGGTTACCGCGCTTCTGGTTGCATATGCGGTGCGCCGCTTTGACATTCTCTGGGTCACATGCGGCAGCTCGTCTTTGTTCAAGAGGTAATCTCGAGACAGGTACGACCTCGTCCATCTCAAAGCTCATTGGGTCACCAGCAGGAAGCGAGTAATCAATTGGCATACCGCAAATGTGACACGGTTCTTCTCTTGCAATCATCTGCTTACGCAACTGATCTCTAGCATATGAGCGTCTGATGTTGTAACTCATTTGCTCACCTGCCTAACAAAAAAGCGCCCTGGCTTATAACCAGAACGCTTATTAGTTCCTTTGTTGCGTAAATCGCTACTGTACATAATATCACAAAACACCGCGCAAGAGTGCGCAAGAGTATGCAGAACTTATTTTCTCGAGTTCTCCATATCTTTACGAATCAGGTCTTTGATATAGCTCGAGCGGTTCTTCTTTGATTCTAGAAACTCTAACAAGTCTTTATCGCTTGGATACAGGTTGAACATAATCGCCTTAACGTTGTTTTTGCGATACTTAGCACTTGCCCGCTTTTGAGCTTCACTAGTAGCCATTATCGACTTTCCTTCTTGCGAATGGTCTTGTAAAGAACGTGCGTTACTGCAACAGTAACTAATATGAGTAATACGTTTTCCATTTTGTGCTCCTTTATGCTAATCTTAGAGCCTAGGAGATACCAGCTGCAACTGATATCCCCTTTGGCTTTAAGTCCTTACTCTTCGTCGGGGTGGGACTTTTTTAGTTTCTCTGCAATCTTTTCAACTGTGACTGTAGCTACTGCTGTGAAGATTGCGAGAAATAATTGCCATATCTTTTCTTCCATCTCTCACCTCCTTTCTTGTTGTATATAGTATATAACTACTATCTATATATTACAAGCAAAAAGGCAAAAAAGATTATTTATTTTTCAAGAATTTCTCGATGTAATTCTCCTCATCAATTGTTTCAAAGACCTCACGTTCCAGCTGCTGAAGCGTCCTTACAGGAGTAAGAAGTCTCTCAGATACATCATTCCAAGTCAGGCATTGAAGATAACGCCATTGAAGTAAGTCAGCATAGATAGAGCTACTCATTAGTTGACATATGCCGCCGTCTCCGAGTTGACTCACACCGTACAGAAGCGTGTAAGCATCATTGATATAGTCGTAATTGTCATTCATTCTTTTAGACAGTAGAGCTTCTAGATCTATGCGTTTATCCACTTTTGCCATCGTATCTTGATTTGAGCCTTTACTCCCACCAGCTGAATATGATTGTGCTTTTGCTCCTTCGGTCTCTTGAAGGCTCATAATTTGCTGTAATGCTCTGGTGTTTTCTCTTGATGCTTCTGCCACACCATGAAAGAACTCTGACGCGGTTAAACCACTGTAATTCATAATTCTCCAAACGTATCAACGTTTAGTTAGAGTAGTTATTTAAATTATATGATTTAGCTGGCTTGATAGAGAGTTTTCAACATTATGTATACAAGTTTTCTACAACTTATAAACATTATTGTATTGTTGAGCGGAATAATCTCTAATTTTTTATAAGAGGGGGCGCAACCGGTACGCTTGCGAGCCTTTCTCCGCCGCTTTGCGAAATTGCTTTGCGTGCAATTCGCAAGCTGCTTTCTGCTATACCGTTACGCTTTTTAGATAGAAAAGCGAAGCAAGTATAGCACATCGAAAATCTCATAATGAGCGTATCGAGCGTAACGGAATTTATTGAGCGCTACCAACAAAATCTACATAATTTTTAGCCTAGTTTTTTCAATTTAGGGGTCTCAGATGACTCCAAGACCCCTTTGAATAGGCTCTACCCAACTAATAAATAATTTAACTAGTCTTTAGAACGGAATGTCCGAATCGTACAGCTCTTCTTCTGGTGCCTGTGGTGCAGTAAATGATGGCTCGTCCTGCAATGTGGTAGCCGTTGTTTGAGACTTTGAAAGGAACTCAATCTCCTCTACAACAATCTCTAGTTTGCTGCGCCTCTGGCCGTCTTTTGTTTCCCATGAGCTGTAATGCAGCTTTCCGTCAATGGAAACCTTTGCGCCCTTAGAGATAAAGCGTGAAAGAGCTTCAGCACGCTGTCCAAAAACAATGCAGTCAATGAAGTTTGGAACATTCTCCCATTTGCCTGTTTGCGGATTCTTGCGGCGGTCATTAACGGCAACACCGAATGAAAGGATATTTGTTCCTCCTGCGGTAGAGCGGAGCTCCGGATCTCTTGTAAGGTTTCCGGAAATATTAACGCGATTAATTGACATATTGACTCCTAAAAGTACTTATCGATGATTTTTTCAACGTCCATTACACGAGGTGAATACGAGTAATTAGACATTTCCCAAACAAGGAACTTATGCGGAAAGCCTCTAATATCATCTCCATATAAAACTGAAACCCAGTTACCACGAGACTTAAAGTAGATGTGCTCGACACAAGCATTACTTCTGTCAGTCCAGGTCTTACCATAGCGCTCTAAAGCGTCACAGAGTTCTTGACAATACTTACTTCTCTTCACGTCTACCGAGCACCTCCAGAATCTCTTCAGGCGTTCTAGGCGTCTTAAACGTGTAATCATCTGTTGAATAAATAATAGAGACCTCAAGCTTTGGTGGAAAATCTGACATGCCTCCAAATCCAATACCATCTAGCGTGGCGTAGTAAGGATACATACAACACAGTACTGAATCATCATCTAGCGGAATCCAAGTTCGCTCAGCTTTAGAGTCAGAATGATCTTCCCAGGAAATATTTTGGACATCGAGCAACCTGCGTAGATCCTTTGTAACTTCACTAATTGCCATACTAAATATCTGCCTTTCTCTAATTGTCTGATAATTACTTCTTATCTAGCACCCACTAAGGGATAAAAAAATTTCCAAGTTGAATGAACGTTTTTTGTAGAATTCAACTTGATTGAAAATTGCTGATTGCAACAAATTGCAACAAGCGTTTAAGGCATGGAGCGATTAGAGTTCTCTTTGTTCAATGGTTCTCAGAGCGTCTCCAAACGCTTCTGCCGCTCCCCTGTCACGTCCAGGAAGCAAATGAGAATAAATCCTCAATGTCGTTGCTGGGTCGGCGTGGCCAAGACGCTCTGAAAGAGTCTTTAAATCGACTCCGCTTGCTAAACACCAAGACGCGTGAGTATGTCTGAGTGAATGGAACGTGATACCTTGAGGTAGCTGAAGAGTGCGTCTCATACGTGTAAATGACCTCGAGACGCTCGTAGGTCGCATATAAGAGCCATCAAGACTAATCAGAGGTGTAGAAGACTCTACAAAGGCAATATGAGCTTTCTGGAGCTTCATGTAGTCGCTAATAAAACTAATGTCAGAGTCTGTAATGGCTATGTTTCTAGATCTCTTGCCCTTAGTCGATTCTCGTCTGTATGGCTTTCTGTAAGACTCTTCAATGACGGTACCGGATACGTGGATATGCTTATAAAGCATATTTACATCACTGTATCTAATAGCACAGACTTCACCACAGCGCATTCCAGTTACCAGTGACAGCCAGGCAGCAAATGCGCAAGCAACACGGGAATTAAATTCATCCTCTTGAATGGCTGTAGCAATTCTGGAATTAATGAGAGTACTTATTCCAGCAAAACCCCATTCTTCAATGGAAACAGCTTCATGGACTTCCCTGGACGGCTTAACCACGTTAATAAGCGGGTTATAGTCACATATGCCTGCAGAAACAAAATAATTGTATGCACCTCTCAAGAACTGGTGCAGGTTAATTACACTGTTTCGAGACAACCCCTTCTTTAGTAGATCTTGCTCAAATGCGGTAAGCAAAGAGGATGTAATACTTCTCACATCCTCTTTTCCAAGTCTCTCATTTATATGGTTTCTGATGAAGCCTTCATGCTGCCTTGTAGTGTTAGGGCTCGCGCCATTCCTTTGCTTAATCGAAACATACTCAAGAAGCAAATCGGTAAGCTGGGTGCTCTTAACTTTACCGTCAGATGTAATATGTGACGCCCACATAGTAGCTAATTCTTCAGCTTCTTTCTGCGTCTTAGCTGTAGGAAAGCTTGCATAAGGCTGAATGATTTTGCCATTGAGATTTCTTCCTAAGTAAAGCCTACAGCACCAAATACCGTTCGAATTCAATCGAACTTTTATCGAGCGATTCATTAGTACCGCTCCATATGCACGCCTTTAAAGCGTCTCCACTCAAGAATCAAGCCAATCGCATTCGCTTTTCGTGCTGCGTCATATCCGAGTGAGATACCCTCGTCCTTAGCAACTTCCTTGATCTCCTTCATCGTCATCTTCTCGAGACGCTCTCTGTCTTCTGCTTCTTTAGGGTTCATTAGTCTCTCCTTAGTGACATGCTCATTACCATCGCGACAATAATTGCGATAACTCCAATACCAGCAACAACCGCAACGTTTTGGGTATCACAGAG